AAGAATTAGAAAGAGAAGTTGCTCTTATTGAGTCTTCTAACTCACTAATTACCTTCGAGTACACAGGATCTGTTCGTGGACGTAACGCACAAGCACTTGCAACTATCGAGAAAGGACGTATTACTGAAGCGATACTTACAAACTCAGGTGATGGTTATACTTCACGTCCTCAAGTTGATGTGATTTCCTCCTCTGGTTTCGGTGGTAAGATTAAGGCACTCGTTGGTCTCGCACGTATTGATGTTAAGAATGCTGGTCAAGGTTATGTACAACCTTCAGTTGATGTTCACACAACAGTAGAAGATACATTCCTAGGACCTACAGGTGCTGGCGTTAATGGTGGTATTGACATATACGATCCTAACTATATTCCTCAAGGTGAATCTGAAGCACAAGGTGAATCATATATCACTATTGAATCACAACCAGTTAACACAACAGTTAACCAAGGTCAGACTGCTTCCTTTACTGTAATCGCATCCACAACTCCTGCTGGTGGAGTAATTAACTATCAGTGGCAGAAGAAGGATTACGGTACTAATGAATGGATAAATATTAACGGAGCTACATCACCAACATATACTACACCTGCTACAACTCAGGGTGACGGAGGAGATGAATTTAGAGTCGGATTAACATCACTTGGTGCTACACCAACCCTATCTCAATCTTCCATACTGACAATCAACATAGGTTCTACCACAGTTGATAACTTCACCCCAGATCAAATATTTGATGACAACTAATGGCAGCAAACGGTAGCTACAATCCAAGCAATGATGTACTCACAGTAACGGGAGATGGTTTACCTCATCCCGTTGCTAAGGGTACTTTCCCTAATGCAAACAATTCTAATGACGTTGAGTCTTATACTTTTAGTCACGCTTTTACATATAGAGGTGGTACTAACACTCAAGCAGGTGGTAGTTTACCACTAGGTGTTGTTGGAATAAGTGCTAATGGAGTTGTTTTAAATAATCCATCTGCAGGTACTCTTGGTAGTCCTCCAACTGGATTTAATTGGGTGGCTACTGATGCTTTTGGTATGTACAATCCTGGTGATGATGCTGCTGGTGGTCGTCCTAATGCTAATGATCAATATCATTATATTGACGGTGAGTTTATAGGTGCTTGGAAAACCAATCAGGTGATGGGATCTTATAATGATTACTATGGTTTAAGTCAGTATGTTGGTGACAATATGCGTCACCCTGACGGACACTCTAAGATCTTGGGTCTTGCATTTGATGGTTATCCTGTTTATGGTCCTTATGGATATAATTTACCACAGGACAATACTTCTCCAGTAGTTTTAATGGAGACGGGATATCAGATGAAAGAATCTATTGCTGTTAATAGACCTGCATATGGTACTACAACAGCAAATCCTCCTAAAGGTGCATTAATGGAGGATTATGAATATAATGTAGATAAGGTGGGAAGGCATCTAGATGTTTATAATGGTCGCTATTGTTATACTCCTGAGTATCCCAATGGTACTTTTGCTTACTTCATAACACTATGGAATGATGAAACTGAAAGTAAAGAATATACTGTAACAGTTACAAGTGAGAATGATGGTAATAAGTATCGTCTTGATGGAGTCTTGTATCCAAATTTAACATTTATTCAAGGAAGTACTTATAGGTTTATACAATCAGATCCATCTAATTTATCACATCCTATTAAATTCTCAACAACAGAGAATGGTATACACGGTGGTGGAGTTGAATATACAAGTGGTGTAACATCTGTTGGTACTGCAGGTCAGTCTGGTGCATATACAGAGATCACTGTACCTTCTGATGCACCTAATTTATATTATTATTGCCTCAATCATTCGGGAATGTCTAGTGGTGGAGGTGCTATTACGGTAGTACCTAATCGTTATATGACACCAAAGTTCCCTTATATATTTGGTCTTTCTTCTAAAGAAACTCTAAATATACCAGCAAACCAAGGTATTGGTCAGGAATCATCAGGTGGTGGAGAAAGTGGAGGTGGAGAGACCCAAACTACTCCTAGTATTATTATTACTAATCAGCCTACCAATGCAACTATTGCTAATGGTGGTACTCAATCTTTTAGTTTGATTGCTGTTATAGAACCTGAAGATGGTACTAAAGGATATCAATGGCAAGTATCTACTGATGGTGGATTTGCTTGGGCAAATATAACTGGTGCTAATAGTTCATCCTATTCACTTGTAGCATCAGCCTTTATGACTGGCTATAGGTATAGATGTATTGTTACTGGACCTCTAGGTGAATCACAGCAAGCGTCTAACTCTCCTCTTGCATCTAACCTTGTTATACTCACAGTCACTGGTGGTACTAGTGGCGAAGACACTTCATCGGTTTTGAAGTGGGACAGTAGTGTCGGTAAATTTGATATGACATCCATACCACTTGATAGGGATAATGCAAACCCAGACTTTACTAGAAATAATGTACGTTTTGACCTAACTAATTATGAATTTGACCTTACATAAATAAAACTGTAGAATAACCCCCCTACTATGGCTAAGCAGAACCTTAATATTGGCGTAAGTGCCAATGACGGAACAGGTGATACCTTACGAGACGGTGCTATTAAACTCAATAATGTTATAAACGAGTTATATGCATCCCTTGGAGATAACACCAACCTTCAAATAACAGTTAATTCACCCTCAACGAACCAAGTTCTTAAATGGAATGGTAGTACGTTTACGGAGGGACAACTTGCAGCATCGAATCTTACTGACGTGGACGTTAGCGGGGTTACTAACGGACAGGTTCTTAAGTGGAATACTGCAAATGCTCGCTGGCAGCCAGGCGACGATCTACAAGGTGGTGGTGGCGGTGGTTCAACTATCAACAATCTATCCAATAATGGATCAGGTAACGTTGTTATAGATACTCATCTTCTACCTAATACTGATAACGCATTTGATTTGGGTTCTTCTACATTGCGTTTCAGGGATGCTTACTTAGTTAACTCTTCACTTTGGTTGGGTGATACTGCACTCTCTACTGAGCCTACTACTCAGGAGATGCAACGTAAGAAGAAACAACCACATACAGTTAATAGTATTGACACTGGTGCTACTCGTACCATTGCTTCTAAATTATCTTCAGAAGATTCTACACAAGAAGAGAAGTTTAGATTACGTTTCAATGCTATGAAAGCTGGAACAAAATTAGAACTTGAAGATGCAACTGGTGCTAAAGCAGAGGTTGAGTTTACTTCATTCACTGCTGAAGCAGGTGCAGCACGTGGTTACATTCAAGTAGCTGCTGTTGGTGCTAACCAATCTCAAGAGTTATCTGTTGCAAGTGCTGTTCATATCACTTCAGTCAACCGTCTTCTAAGTGAAGATGAGTCTGGTAAAGTTGATATTGGTGGACAGAATTTAGACTTTGGTGGTGGTAACAAATTATTCTTTGATGATTCAGGTGTTCTAGAACTTACTGGATCGAAACTACGTTTCGGTGCTTCTGGATCTAAGAAACTTTTAGAGTTTGATGGTAATGATAATTTAGTACTTGATCAAGATACTGAGATTCAGTTTGGTACTACTCACAAATTAGCAATGGATTCATCTGGTAACCTAACAGTTCCTGATGGAGAAATTAGATTTGGTGCTTCTACTAGAAAATTAAAGATCGATTCTGATGGTAACCTTGAACTCCCTGCTGATGGTGAGATCAAGATTGGTACTAAGAGAATGAAGATTGGTACTAACGGTACCGTTGATATTGCTAATGATGGTACTAACTTCACTGAAGTTGGTGGTGGATTCCAGACTCAGATCGGTAATGCTCCTGCTGGTGCATCTATCATTAAGGGTCACGATAATGCAACGATCTATAAGCCATCTCCAACATTGCTTTATAAGTTCACTGCATCTGGAATGAGTGCTTATACACTCAATGGTCCTGGATTAGGATCTAACGTATCTAATGCTGGATTAGTATTCCATAGAGGATTCACTTATGACTTGCACAACCAAGCAGGTGGATCACATCCATTAAGATTACAGTCTACTTCTGGACTATCTGGTACAGAGTATACAACTGGTGTTAGTGGATCCAAAACAGGTATGCAAACTTTCACCGTTCCACTTGATGCACCAAATACCTTATATTATCAGTGCACAGCACACTCCGATATGAACGGAACAATCACGGTAAAATGATAAATGGCAACACGAACTGTCCCAGGATCAGGAGCGAAAATTGAACCACTCTTTAACTCTATTTTTGGCGTTCGAGATGTTTACGTGGTGGATGGTGGTAACGGCTATAACAGCTCTGATCCACCTCAACTAAAGATCGCAGGATGCGGTACTCCCATTAGGGAGGCTATTCTAGAGCCTGTTATTTCTACTGGAGGGCAGATTGCTGCTGTTAAGGTTTTAGATCCTGGTGAAGGGTATGATCCATTTAGAATTGATATAGAAACAACTGGTGATGGACACGGTGCTAAAGCAAAAGCAATATTGTGGGAAGAAGATCAATTTGATATTAATGGTAACTTAGTTGCTCCAGCTGGTTCAATCCAGTATATACAAGTTTTATCTAACGGAGACAATTTCTTTTCCGATCCAACTACTGCTGAGATAAAGGGTGGTGGTGGATCAGGTGCTGAACTACGTCCTGTAACAGGTTTGGTAACTGGTCTGTCATTAGAACAGCCTGGTGCCAGTTATGAAATAGGTGATGTCAACCTTATTGTTTCTGGTGGCGGTGGACAAGGTGCTACTGGTGTTACTGAGGTTGATGAGTTTGGTATTGTTAAGAGTATTACAGTATCCAATCAAGGTGAGTTCTATGAAACTCCACCTATCATTCTATTAAATGGTGGTGGTGGATCTGGTGGTAAAGCACAGGCAACAGTTGATCTGGGTGCTATTACTAGTATAGACATCACTAATCCTGGTGGTGGTTACTCTTCAGATCCTCAAGTTCTATTCACTAGAAACACTGACCTTACAAAAGAGTCTAGAAATAGACAGTCATTCAACTCAACACTCTATGATATAACAGGTCTTCTTAAAGATCTTGATGAGAATGATCAGACTGTATATGTACAGACAACTGCTCCTTATCCAGGCTCAGGTAAAATCCTAGTCGGTAGGGAGGTTATTCGTTATACAGGAAAGACACTCACATCCTTTACTGGTTGTGACCGTGCCCTTAACTTTAGATATGATCAGAAAGTAGTATTGGATGGTCTTGCAGATCAAGGTGGTATCTCAGGATACAACTTTAATGTAGGAGATAGAGTTACTAGAACTACTGAAAGCTCTAGCAATAAGATTGCTCGTGTTTATGACTGGATTGCAGAAACTCGTTCATTGTATCTTGTATTCGAAGTTGATGAATTAGCATTCATTGATG